GTTCGATCTCTCGCCCTTCCACCCGGCGCCTCTGTCTCAATTGACCTGGAAGGTCAACATCGGCAACGTCATAATCATCGTTCCATCCGGATTCTTGCAGCGCATCAGCAAGACGCATGTAGCTTTGAATGATGTCTTGATGTTTAAACACTGCAGCTAGTAGGTTCCTACCCTCTCGGCACGTCATAGCGTAAGCAGCAAGTCGGACGAGATGCTCACCTGGGACGCGCTTCTTGTGTCGTTCAGGGTAAACCATCCTTTGAAGAAGTTCCTTCTCAAGACGGTGCGGCTGTGAATGAACCCACCAATGGCCCAAGAAGTGTGTGTGGTTCTTGTCAAACTCCTTGGATTCACGCGACGTGTCCGTAATCGTTGATTTCTCAACGCTTAGGACGAAGCCCAGATCACTCGCGGTTGACGCCAACTCACCAAGATCAAATCGTGTGTTGGAGCCAATGATGACGTCGTCACCCATCACCAAAACGCGGTCATGTTTTAGAGAATGCCCACTGAGCTTCTCAAACATGTAAGACACGAGAATGAGGTTCACAATCGAGTCAATAATGCTAGTGAAAGCACTACCGCTCGGTACTCCTCGGTGCTTCTGATACACGTGTCCGTCTGGTGCAATGATTCGTGAGTGGATGAAATCGTTGATGTATCTCCACCATACTTGTTGTTCCTTTTCGTCAAGTTCGAGATGCGTCCGCGCCACACGGAAAGCATCATCAATCATGCGAGCTGGAACAGTTGAATCAAACTTGCTAAAATCAAGTGAATAGACGTAGCGAAAACGCGATTCTATTTCACTGATGATCGCACCTTGTTCGTGCCCTTTGAGTCCCCAGACGAAAGGCCTACGCCTAGAAAGGCCTTCCATGACTCGTTTGCTGTACCGTGTCCCCACAATAGTCGTAGGAAGCGGCGCCATCCAAACCAGCCGAGTCTTTGGACCAGCAACACCAGGCTGAACCCGACGGCCAAAAACATAGGGATCAAACCCCCGACCTTCGAGTATGATGCGATTAGCAAGCCGTGTCCCGGCATCCAGGACCAATTCGTTGCGAGCGAACAAAGGAGCCCCAGCGTAAGAAGTAGGTAGGATGTGATTCTCCACCACTTCAGTGACTGAAAGAGGGAGTCTCCCTCTCGTTTTGCTACCTGCACTGTCATAGACCGCACGAATGGCGCCCTTGTAGGCAGCGGTTTCGTAGGGTCGTGCAATAGCGATGGCTCTGCTTTGACCACGTACTGTTCCATCGGCCAATGCAGCTCGCCGGTCAAGTTGGCGAGGGTCATCAAATACATGTCCAAACCCGACATGTCGTTGTCGACCTTCACCCTCCTTGATGTTTTGTTCGTCGTTACCAGAACTTCGTCGTCCGCGAGTTCCGGTTCCTGAAACTTGACCGTTGGCGCTTGAAACGCCTGCCTTGTACTGCGCTGGAGCGGATGATCCGAATCGAGATCGTCGACACGAACATTCTCCGAATCCAGAGATGGTGAATTCTGACGTTGTTCCAGAATCTCGGGTTGAATGAATGGGACAGCCATAGGAGGCAATCCCTTTCTCCACCCATTCAGGGTCGGTGACACTCCGATTATCCCTTTCCGGAATGAGCCCAGATGACAGGTCTTTGAGCACAGCTTCCATCGAATAATCGACGGCAACGTGTTCAACAGCCCTGCTGAGCGAAGCGAGCGCAGAAGCAACTTTACGTTCATTGCCTCTACTGAGGTAGATACCGAGATCATCGATCCCAGCCCTCGCATGGAGTTCCATGAAACACCTCCTAAGCGGATCGGTTGTGCCAGCTGTGGTGATCAGCCATAGTCAGCTGACAGGAGCGTGTCAGACTCCATCACCGTACGTACGCGTGACAAGCGTACAGCTTTCTCTGTGGCGTCCCTCGCTAAGGGAAGAGTACGGTTAAGCCGTAAGCTAGCGTTTACGACGCTACCCGAATCCC